TGGCTGCTGATCGAACTGGCGTTTCTCGGCTTCCTCGACCTTAGGCAGCCGCCCGAGTTCGTCCTTGGCCGACTGGACGGCCTTCGGGTCCTGCGACGTGTCGCGGGTCCGTTCCAGCGCCTGCCGGCGGAGTTCCTGCTCGGCTTCGAGGATCTGCTGCCCGATCCGACGGCGCTCCGCGGCAGTCGTTGCCATATCCTGATTGATTCGCAGGATGGCGACGCGCGATTGCAGGTCGCCTTGCGCCGTCTCGTACTGGCGATCGATCGTCCGCGTTGCACGGTCGACCAGAATGTTCTGAAGCCGCTGCGTATAGGTCGCCTCGTTCAGTTCATTCAGCTGATCGGCCTGCGCACCGGTGATTTTCTTCGCCGACAACTGATCGGCGATCTTGGTGCGCGTGGCGGTCCGCTCGACCTCGGCCGCTTCGGCCGTCGCGTTTTCCTTCTCTTCCTCGCTATCCGCACCCTTGCGGGTGGCGGCGATCAGGCGCTGCCGTGCGGCACGCTCCTGATCCGTGAACGAGATGTCGTCGGAGATCAGCTTTTGACGAGCCGTCTCGGCGCGATCGGCGATCTGTTCGCGCGATCGACCCTTCTTGCCGAAGGCGACATGGAACACGCGCTGAGCCGGTTCGTCGAGGATCTGACGAAGCGCAACGCCCTGTTTGGCGAACGCCTCGCGGATGCTGGCGATGCTGATGCCAGGACCATAGGCCACATCGACGGCCTTGCCGGTTTCATGATCGGACGTACCCGGTTTCGCGACCGGCCCCTTGTGCCGACCCGCCAGCTTGTCCGCGTAGATCCGCTCCTGATCGGCCGTGCTGCGCAGTCCGCTCGTGACCCGCCCGCCGATGCTGGCGACGATCGAACGGGCATCCGAAACCGTGATCTCGCGCCCGAGCTGGTTATTGTTGCCCTTGCGATTGGCTGCGGACTTCTCTTCCTGCGCAAGCTTTACCCTTGCCTGCTTCTCATTCTCCAGGTCGCGTATGCGGGCTTGAGATTCGGCACCAACCTGCTTGCCAAGCCGGGCTTCCTCGCGCTGCTGATCCTTCAGCGCACGGATGCGATCGTCATACAGCTTGGTAACTGCGCGAACCGGATCGATCGAAATCGCGGCGTTCTCGGCAGCGAGGTCAACGCGCGTGACATTGACCTGTTTCTCCGCTTCGGTGACGGCCGCGGTGGCCTTAGCCAAACGGTCCTGAAGGCTGCTGACGCGACCATTCGCCAGCTGGGCGGCGATCGTCGCCCCTTCACCCTTGCCGTACCGCTGCTGATCAAGCGCGGCACGCTGAAGAGCCTCTTCCTGCGCAACAGCATCGGCGAGCGTCGCGGCAGTCGACTGACGGGTCGCAAGCGCCTTGTCGCGGAGAATTTTGGCACTGGCGTTGGCACGCTCAGCCGCACTGCGTTCGCTGCTGGCCGATGCCTTCAGCGCTTCATCCTGCGCGCGCAACGCCTCCGTCACTCCGTCGACCGATCGGCCATAGCGATCCTTGGCCTGACGCGCGATTTCCGACTCTTCGGTGTCTTTCTTCAGCTTGTCCGTCGCCTCGTCGAGCGCGTTGCCCATGTCGAGCACCTTGCCGACGACCGGACCCAACACGAGCAGGGCGGCGGTGAATGCCAGCCCCCACGGCCCGATCATGAACCGCGCAACGTTGCCGGCCTTGCCCTCAAGGTTGGAAAACTGGCCCGCTAGCTGCCCGCCCTGAATCGCAACGACCTGGAACACGTTTGCGCCCATGCTCAACTGCGTGAACGTGTCCTGCACCTGATAGGAGACGCCCTGCATGGCAGCCCGCACGGCACCCGAACTGTTGACCAGCTGCTTGCTGGCGCTCGAACTGCCGGCGACTGCCACCGCGTGTGCATTCAGCGTCGAGCGCGATTGCGATACGGCTGCATCGTATTCGTGCTGACGCAGCACGCCAGCGGCGAGCAGGGCCTCGGCGCGGTCGAGTTCTTCGTTGAACCGCTTCTGCGCGAGGTACATCGGATCGAGTTCGGCACGCACGACGTCGGCCGCAGCGGCGAGCGAACGCTCGGCAAGCGCAGCCTGCGCGGCCGATGTTGCGAGACGACCCTGTTCGGCCGTGGCACCGGCAAGCCGCTGATGCTTGGTGACGAACAGGTCCGTCGCCTCGGCGCTCTGGCGTAGCTCGATCTCGACCCGCTCGAGAGCACCCGCCTCGGCGAGCAGGGCGTTGGCCTTTTGCTGCGCCTCATTCCGCGATGCAGCGGTTGCCTGAATAAACAGGCGCGTCTCTTCGCTGGTATCGCCAACGCGCCCCGCGGCACGCTGTGCGGCTTCGCCGATCAGTTCGAACGACCGCGCCTGTTCCTGCGCGGCCGCGGCACCGGCGCGGATATCGTCGGCACCGAGATTGACGCGGCCGTCGATCGTCGGCCCCTTAATGGCCTGCGCAGCGATCCGCTGCACTTGGCTGAAGCTGGACTCAAACGACCGCTCCGCACGCTTGGCGGCATCGTCCGCAAGCCCGGCAAACGCGCCGAACTTGCTTCCCATGCTGCCGATCGAGCGGTCGACCGTGTCCGCCATCTTGACGGCGCGGCGCTCGAAGCGATCCATCGGCGCTTCGCCCTCGGCAAGGTGCCGGCGAAGCAGTTCGGTTGCCGCGTCGACCTGCAACAAGAGGCGTTCGGTACTGTCGGCCATGTCGCCTCCCTAGTCGTCAGGTTGCTTGTGAAACCGCTCGTACGCTTTGACGGCGGTCCAGTATTCGGTGGGCGTTGACGCCCAGAACTCTCGCGGTCGCCAGCCCAGGGCGGCGACCGCGAACCCCATCAGCCGGCGACGGGGGCTTTCTCCGTCGTCGTCTTCGTCGTCGCCGGCTTCAGTTCCCCCGACGCGGAATATCCGCCGGTGACGACCAGCGAGAGCATCGCAGCGACGGTTTGCTGCGCGACGTGCAAGCCGCCCTCGCTGTCGTAAATCAGCTGCCCGATACGGACAGCGTTCGATCCGGCCGCGCCCTTGTCGTCGGTTTCACGGCCCCATGCGCGGATGCATTCGCACGCGACCTGCGCGGTCTGGCCCATCGACAGTCTGCCCGCCAAGGCGTCGCGCGTGACATCGAGCACGCCCCGCCCGAGCGCTTTCTCGACGGCGTCGATCGCCTCGTACGATGGGCGAAGGCCCATCGTGACGCCGGCAAGGGTAAGGCCGAATTCGCCGCGATCCTCGACGGTCGCGCGTGCAACGGGCTTCTTCCTCATTCGCCCTTCTCCGCGACGGCGACGACGGCGGTCGACAGACCGGCATACAGCTTCGCGATGGTGGGCACCGCGTCGGGATCGCTGGCGATGGCGGCACCGAGCTCGCCACCGGGCAGCACGCCCGTTTCGAGGAATGGCCGAAGCGCGGAAGCGGCGCGGGCGGGACCGGCCGACAGGATCGTCGCGATCTCGCCCGCCGAGCAGCCGGTCGATGCGACCAGCTGCTCGTTGAGATCCTTGGGGGTGGACGTCTTCAGGCCGTTACCTGCGATCGTGATCATGATGCAGATCCTTATGCGAGAGCGTCGATGGTCGGCTGCGCTGCGGGCTGCAACGTCAAGCCAACTTTCAGGCTCTCGCCCTGGTTGAATGCGGAGTCGTCGAGGCTGGTGTACATCAGGCATTCGAACACCGTGTCGCCGACCGCGAAGGGCTTCTTGCGGATCTGGAACACCTCGGTCGCGTTCGACTTATCGAGCGTTTCGAGGCGCGTGTACCCGTTGGGATCGGGCAGATCAGGGACCAGATCCTGCTTGAGCGACAACGTACGCAGACCGGGGATCTGCGTATCGACGCCTTCGGTGTCCTTGGTGGCGCTGCTGCTGAAGCCTTTGCCGCCATTGCGCGTCAGGTTGCCCTGACCGAGGGGCTGACTGAACGTACCGACTACGCTCGACTGCAAAAACAGCCGGTAGTCGGAACCGAGTTTCTTCGCCATCGTGGTTCTCCCATATGAAAAAGCCGCGCTGGCGAGGCGCGGCGGGTGTGGTTTAGGTAGAAAGGGTTGGCGTCAGCCCGCGAGTGCGAGAAACGTAAAAGAAGAGATGCCGGAGTAGGTCGATCCGTCGTCGGCGAGCATTGCCTCGTCGTCGTCGAACGCAGCAGCTAGCGTCCAGCCATCGGGCGTAAAACTTTCTCCGTCGAGCGCCGTTTCAATCTCGTCCATGATCGCCAAGAGCGGCGCACGCTCCTGCGCTTCGATCAACGTGACGATCGAGACGGTAACGGTGCGATCGGGGCTCGTCGCCTTGCCCGGAAGCCGCGAACTCTTCATGTCACCGATGACGACGATGGGAAGCGGCGCGTTGTCGGGGGCGTCCTGATACACAATGGCACCGGTTACGGCGACCGACAGTGCTTCATAGACCGCCGCCTCAACAATGGCTTTGGCATTACTCACTGCTACCTCCAGCGGCTTTCGCCAGGGCGCGGGCGAAGATGCCGCGCAGGTTTTGGTTCATGGTGCGGCGCAGTTCGGTGAAGCGGCCGGTGACGAACCGCTTGCCCGTCATGGCCCGAACCCGGACCGTGTAACGCTTGGTGAACTTCATGACGTTGCGACGAATGCGCCGCTGTACCGTCACGACCTGTGCCTTGCGGCCGAGATCCTGAATGCGACCGTAGAAAAGTGGATCGCCGCCACGTCGGCTATTCAACAGGCCGACCTGCAACCGAAGGGTGCGCGGAAACACCTTGTAGGACTCACCCGCGACGAGGTTGCCGCTCTTGCGCGGCGTACGTGCCCGCATGACCGCTGCGATCTGACGACCGGTTACGTTTAACTCGACGACGACTTCGCCCGCGACCGCGTCGGGCAGCCGTTTCATGATCCTGCGGAAGCGGGTTAATCCGGCGATGTTGGGACGACGAGCCATCAGGTTTTCCCGCTTTCCACGGTCATCACGAGGCCGTCGCGTTCCTCATTCGGCGCGAGCGAGCGAATATTCGCCACGATGTCGCCTATCAGCGGATCCGACCATGTCAGCCGCATGCTGGTCGAAAGGCCGGCCTGCGCGCGGATCGTGACCTTCCAAAGCTGCACCGACCGTTCGACGAGGCTTTGCAAGGCTTCGCTGCCGCGAAGGGGTATGCACTGCGCCCATACCGATGCGACGGGCAGCCATGCCTCTTGCCCGGCGGGCCGGGTGCGCCCGCCCTTGCCGTTATCGACGAGGTTCTCTTTCTCGATCCGAACGAGATCCCTGAGTTTGCGAGGATCTAGCGCCATCAGCGGAGAACCGGCGTGCGATATTGCGTGTCGAGCAGCAGCGCGATCGTGTTGGGAACGTCTGTCAACGAGCCGCCCGCGAACAGATGCTGCACCATTAGTAGCGCCGCAATCTGAAGTGCCGGGGCCTCGATCGCTACATCGTCGTAACCGGCTTCGAACGTCACGACGACGGCACCGGTGCGACCGGCCGTCGAAGGCCACTGCATCCCGGCCCCGGGTAGCAGATGCGATCCCACGACCTGCCAGACCCCTGCGGCATCGGCGACAACGCCCAACGGGTCGACGTAGCCGACCGAAACCACATCTCGCACCGGCTCGCATGGCAGGCGCATCGTATCCGCAAAGCGGTCGAATGTAGCAATCCACCGGCGTGGCCACAGCGATTGCGAGGTATGCCGCTCGACCCACATCAGCGCGGCGAGCCGGAAACCGTCGATCAGCGCGGCTTGCTGATCGCCGTTCGGCTTGACGTATTGATTGATGAGGTCGTCAGGAAGCGCAGCCGGCCCGTCGATCGGGGCGGCGGGAATTAACGTGACCACCGCCCCGTCTCCTTACTTGGCCTTTGCCGGCTTCGGCGTTTCCGCCAACTGGCGTTCGAGTTCGGCGATCCGGTCGCCGCGGCGGTCGAGTTCCTCGCGCGCGCCCTTGTACTCGCCGACGATACTGTCGTGCTGGGTACGGCTCTCGGCCAGATCCTTCACCGCCTCGTCGCGAGCGGCGATCGCGGTGTCAGCCGTAGCCTTCGCGTCCGCCAGTTCGCCGGTCAGCCGATCGACGTCGAGCCGCAGGGCGTCCGCGGTTTCGACGTGAGAACTGTTCATGTCGCGGAACAGATCGTTTCCGGTTTCGAGTGCCGCCTTCAGCCGCTCGACCTCGGCTTCGAGCACGACGGGCGGCGTCCCTTCGGGGCCGGCTGCCGGCTCGACGAACGGCGTCCCCGGACCGGAGGTCGCCCGCGGGGGCTGGCCGGTCATGATCTCGCCGGCACGCGCGGCAAGATCCGTACGGCGCTCGCCAGGGCGAACGATCTCGATCGTGACGGTGTCCGTGGCGATCGGCCGGTGATCGGCGTCGACCAGCTTGCCGTCGACGACGTAGCCGGCGAGACCACGGCCGACAAAGTATCGCTCGCTCGTTTCGGAGCGCTTGAGTTGCTCGCCCTTCTTGAACACCTCGGGCGGCAAGGATTCGGTTTCGTAGTTCTGAAGGAACTCGATCATCGCAGCCTCCTCAGACCGTTTGCGCGACGGAAGCCGCGTCGTTGCTGGTACCGTTGCCGGCGCGGAAATCAGTGCCGAGCACCATCGCCGCCAACTGGGTTGCCGCCCCGCCGACCGTCACGGTCACGCGGAAGAAGCGGAAGCCGGCATTCTTGTCGAAGTCCTCCTGCCGGAGGTCGATCTGCGCCTGCCGATCGTTGCCGCCTGCCGCGACCAACTGCGTGATCTGGCTGCCGGGGATCGGCTTCGCATTTGCGCCGTTGCCATCGGTCGCCTGCTCGATCTGCGCGTCGACGGTCGCGGCGTTGCCGAATGCGCCGATGCTGATGAGCACCATGACAGCGAACAGCATCTGCATATCCAGCCAAGGTGTGCTGACGGTGCCGACCGCGGCTGCGCGGGGGCTGACGCCCCCGAGCATCGCGATCCGCGACGACAGGTTGAGATTAGAAAACATCGTCGTTTCTCCTCGGAGGGGTCAGGCGCGCTCAGCGAGCGTGACGAAGTGGGACTTGGTCCGCGTGCTCTTCGGCATCTGGATCGGCTTCGACAGGACCGGCTGCCCGCCGATGCGGAACATCCAGCGATACGCGGTGAGCGCGTAGTCGAAGTAGAGGTGGATCGACTCGGCGAAAGTCGCCGCGTTCTGCCGGCGGAAAGCCTCGTATCCGTTCGGATTGACGAACTGGATATCGCCGCGCTGACCGAGCGACGGCGAATGCTCGTTGAAGATGACCGGACGCCCGAGGATCGCACCGCCGGGGCTGTCGTGGAAGTTCTCAAGCCAGACAGGACGCTTTGCTTCGTCGTTGAGATCCGCCAGCGCCTCGACTGCCTCGCTGTTCATCAGCCAGGTGGCTTGGGTCGGCATGATCATGCGCGAGTACAGCTGGAAGAAGTTGCGGCGGGTGAGCGACATTGCCGCCTGACCGACTTCCTTCGGCACGGTGATCGCAGCCGGCGAGGCCATCCAGCCAAGCGGCTTCTCGATGCCGTCACCGAACATGAAGGCCTCTGCGACCGTCCACCGGATCGCGGCTGACGCGTGGTTCGTCAGCAGGCCGGCGACGCGGGGTGCGTCCTGAAGCAGTTCTTCGCTCGCCAGCACGAAGGCGTAGATCTCGTTCAGCTTGGTCTCGCGCGGTGTCAGCTGCGCACGCGTCGGACGCATCTGCTCGGATTCCGACCGCCAGAACGCCTTGACGCCCGTCGAGCCCCACGGCGTCGTCTCGTCGCCAAGGCCGATGACGCGGTTCGAGCCGGTCGCCTCCGGCGCGATCAGATCCATGATCGGATCGTTGCCGTCGCCGAACACGAGGTTGGTGATCTGCTGACGGAACTCGGCCGGCACGAGATAGCTGCCCATCTCGTCGCCACCTTCCATGTGGACGTTCGCCGGGGCGGCGAGGCGGTCGTCCATACGGAAACCCTGACCGGCCTGCGGGTTGGCGCAGCGGACGGCCTGGGCGAAGTCGGCCATGTCGCGGAACCCGCCGGTATCGAGCGCACCGCGGGGCTGGGCCGGAACCGTACCAACCGGGGGTGCCTGCGAGGGCGGCGTTTCAGCGGGCGACGCGCCGACAGCGGCAGCAGCCGTCATCGCCGCTTCGGCACGCTGAATCTGTGACGTGAGGCGCGCGAGTTTCGCCTTATCGTCGGCGTCTGCCTTTTCCTCTTCGGCGGTGAAATCGCGATTTTCATCGATCGCCGTCTGGAGACGCGCCTGCTGCCGCTGAGCGGTCGCACGCGCCTCCGCCTTCAGAACCGCAAGGTTCATGGTGCATTCCTTTTCGTTTGTGATTGGGCGTGCGCCCGCATCGAGCGAACCACAGCGGTCCGCCCGTCTTCCCCGCAGGGAGGATCTCGTTAGATGGCTAGGGCCATCTCCATGGCCGCGGCCTGCCGACGCATCAGCGTCAGGCGGGCGCGGCCGGTGTTGTATTTGGCGACGACGTCGCGAAGGGTCGCGACGCCATCGATCGCGCCGTTAGCCAGCGCGCGGGGTGCCGAGAACGTTTTACCGGTCCCGTGTACAGCCGCGACATCGGTCGCCTTCATGCCGCGACCGCGAGCGATGGCGGCAGCGAACAGACCGTTGGACTCGTCGACACCCTCTTGAATGTCGGCGCGATCCTCGTCGGTCAAAGCCCCGTAGGGGTGAGCGGCAATCTTGTCCGGATGCGAGGCGACCAGCGTCGTGACCATGCCAATCTTGCTCTCGAAGCCCGACATGTCGGTATGGCCCGAGCGGACGCCGACCGATCCGACTTCGCCGCTCGTCGTGCAGAAGAACGCGCTGGCCTGCGTCGCGAGCCAATAGGCAGCCGAGAAGCAGTATGGATCTGCGACGGCGATGATCGGCTTGGACTGCCGCGCTTCGAAGATCGCATCGCCGCATTCCGCGCAGCCCCAGACGTACCCACCGGGCGAGCGTATGGCGAGGACGATCGCGCCGACCTTGTCATCGGCAGCGGCGTCACGGACCTGATCCGCCAGGACGTTATAATAGGTCGTCCCGTACAGCCCTTGCGGCGCCAGCGTACCGCGCATCGGTAGAATGAGCGTCGACCCCTCGCGGATCGGATCGGCCGGCTTTGCCGCCTGCTGACTGCCGCCCATCGCGGTCGCCAACTGGCGGAGCGAGTCCGGCAGCATGGCGTCGATCGAGCCGCTTTTCAGCATCGACTCGAGAAAGCCGGGATGCATCGCCCATAGGGCGGATGCGGCGTGAAACCTGTCCATCGTCTACTCCACCTTGTCTTGGGGCGAGGTCTCGCCGCCCGTCATCGTGTCGGCCGCGCGATTACTGTTGAGCGGCGCGCGAGCGTCCTGTGACCACTCTGTGCCGAGTGGCGTCTGCCCGAACCAACCGGTCCGGATCTCGTCGACGCTGAGGATCGACGAGGTGCGCGCGAGCACTGCGTTGCGCCACTGGGTGGCGGCATCGCCGCGCAGCATGCTGTCGAGGTTGAACTTTGCCCGAACCTTCTGAAGCCGGAGATCCGGCGGTAGAAGGCGAACCGTGATGGCCTGCTCCATGCGGCGCGTCAGGGGCCGCACCGCCCAGTTCACAAACGAGCGGGTATCCTGCTCGTTGTTCCCGGCGTTGCCACCCTCGTCACCCGTCATCGAGCGCGGGATGCGCCAATAGCGGCCAAGCTCCAGCGTGCGCTGCTTGAACAGTTCGACCAGCTGGGCGTCGGTGTTGCTGCTGCCAACCGCCTCATATTTGAGGCCTTGCTCGAACACTGGCGTCCCACCCCGTTTCCAGAGCTTCACGCCGGCCGCGATCCGGTCGGCGGAATCGTCCGTCAGCTTGTTGGCCGTCGTTACGATGCCGGAGGGCCGGCGATCGTTGCGGAAGAACGCCCGTGCACCAACCTCCAGCGCCAGCTGAAAGTCGATCGCGCCCTTTGCCTGCTTCCACGGCGTAATCGGCTGAAGCCCGCCATCAGCGAGGCCGGTGAACCAGAACAGTTCCTGCGGCATCAGGCGACGCCGAGCGCCGCGCTCGGGTTGATAGTCGACCGTCAGGCTTCGCTCGCCCCAGTTCGAAACCGTGCGCAACGGGTTGAGCGCCCATATTTCCAGCCCGTCGATACCGACCGTCGGTTCGGCAAACGCCTCGCCGCGCAGAACGCAGGTGAACGCCATGGCCGCCCAGAATTCCGCGCCGGTCTGTAGATGGTTCGGCTCGTACGCGAGCACATTTGCCAGCGGGAAGTCGTTACGCGGGCCGTTGTCGTCCTTGAACTCCAGCGACAGGCTACCGACCGCCTCGGCGATGATCGAGACACAGAAGAACACGGCCGCGACCCGTGCGGCCGTCTCGGCCGTGTTGGCCTCCATCGGCATTGCCGCCGCAAGCGTCGTCCAGGTCTCGTCTCCAAAGAAGCGGCCGTCCGTCACGTTTGACGGTGCCGGCCGGCCGGGTACCGGCGCGATGGCGGTCGAGCCTTCGGCGGTGTTGTACCGCCCATTGGCGGCGCGGATATAATCGTCTGGGCTGGGCATCAGATTACCAACATGCCCCTTTCCTCATAGACGAAGCCGCCTGCGGCCTCTGGGTTCAACGTCATCAGTGTCACGGCGTTGAAGAACGCCGCGAGCGGATCGATTTTGGCGCTAGGCTCGGCTTTGACGATCGCCACCGCGCTTGCGCCGCGGGGCTCCATCTTCGCGTTGCCGACGCACCACTGCATAAGCTTGGTGCCTGCGTGCCGGATCGTACGGGCTACCAGCTTGCGGGCAGATCCCTTGACCGCCGCGCTGAGTTTGTAGCCTTGCGGGATCGCCTTCAGCTGGACGGCGCTGTCGAACCCGTTTTTGGACAGTTCCTCGCAGATCGCGGCAACGCCCATAGGATCGAGGCCAATGGCCCCCTCCTCGGGGAAGAGGCCTGCATCACGAACCTTCACCAGCACCTCGACGACGCCGCGGACATCCTCGGTCAGCTCTTCGTCGTCAGCGACCAGCGCGGACTCTTCGCCGTCAGGGTCATGAGTTTCGTCGTCCGTGTCGTCGGGCATCTGACACTTCGTCAGCGTGCCTTCGGCGACCAGCTCTTCCAGCTTCGTGATGATGTCCTGTCGCCGGTCCCATACGACGGACCACGCCCAGGCATGGCACCACACGAGCCAGCGTTTGGAGCCCTTCTCCCGCCCGATCAGGCAAAGCCCAAGAAGATCGTCCATACCGCCGCCATCGACCCCGGCGACGATGACCTCGCAACGGCGGATCAACTCCTCGACGGTGATGGTCGGATCGACGGCACGATCCCAGTACGGAGCGCCGGTCCATCGGTCCCGGCTCAGTCGGGTGCCGATCTCGATATTGAGATGCTTCGACAGAAATATCTGCAACTCGCCGGTGTCGGCGCGCTCGGCTTCCGTAAGCTTCTCTGCAAGCCACTCGGCATCGACCGACCGGCCGATGTTCGGGTTCGTGACATAGAAGTTCGCCGGATCGCGATAGGCGCGGCTTTCGATCATCGCCGGGGGAAACTCGTAGAGCATCCCCAGCTTGCGCTTGTCGACGATCGTGCCGTCGCGGATGCCGCGGAACAGGTCGAGCAGCTTCTTGAACACGCCGCGCGGTGCCTCGTCCGAATGCGTCGACAGATAGACGACGAACCCTTCGGGGCGGCTGACCATCCCGCCCGTCGCCTCCATCAGCATCGCCGCGGCCTTCGGGTTCTTACCGAATAGCCAGACCTCCTCGACGAGAATGAAGCCGGCCTTCTTGCCGCCGACGATCTCGCTGTCGGCCGCAACGACCTTCAGTTCGGCATCGTTCTGCATATGCTTGATCGTGCGTAGATGCTCGATCGGCTTCAACAGTGCCTTCAATTCCGGGTCGGCGTTCACCATCCCCATTGCGGGCGTGAAGACGTTGTTCGCGATCTCCTTCGTAGGGGCGAGCACCAACAGTTCGTTATAGTGCCGCCAATTCAATATCAGCGCCGTGATCATGATCCCGGCCGCGATGGTCGATTTCGAGTTCTTTTTACTGATCAGCAAGAAGAACTCGTTGATCAGCTGGCGTGTCTGGTTGGCGTCATAGGCACCGAAGATCGCTGCCACGAAGTCGAACACGAAGTCATCGCACGCCTCGCCGAACGTCGGCTGCCCCGGCACGTCGACGATGCGAAGATCCTTGAAGATCGCCAGCGCCGCTTCCGCTTCCTCGGGAAACAAGGGCGGGGGAACAAGGCAGCGCCCCTCAAGGATGCGCTCTTCCCAATCGGGACAGGCCGTAGACCATTCCATTGGGCGCATCCCGTCAGTTCAATAGTGATGGTGGACCCGCACGGGGGCGGAACTTCTTCACCGCCTCTTTCGCGGCGACACGGGCCGCTTCCTTTTTGCCGAGCGGTGCCGCTTTCTTTGTGACGCCGCGATCGACGACCTTCTCCGCCAGGTGTTGGAGCGCCGCCTTATCCAGACGACGACCCAGTTCCTTCTCCGCCGCGACGCTGCCGGCCTTCGCGCCTTCGTTCAGCCGCGACAGCTGCACCATCTCGAACCGGAGGGCCGCGGCATCGCGTTGCGCCACCTCGGAAGAATAATGTTTGCGCAACGTCGGGACCGAGACCCCGATTGCCGTTGCCGCATCCTTGACGCTCAGACGCCTCGCGAAGGCCAGCAGCACCTTGTTCGAGTTTTCGCGCGACCAGCAATGCTCGGGTCGTCCACGGCCTTCTGACCGCGGCTGGATCGGGTCGCCGAACAGATCGACGTCCGAAAAATCCGGATCAGACAAAATAAAATCTCCAGATGGGAGGATCAGCGGTCCGCGAAGGGGTGCCCTTCCGTGGTTTTCACCCCCCCCCCCGGTCACCGGTCGCGCCGCTCTTCGCGTTGCTTCGCCCCGTCGTGACAAGGCTTGCAAAGCGTCTGAAGGTTGGCTTCGTCCCAGAACAGCCGATCGTCGCCACGATGCGCGCGGATGTGATCGGCAACGAGCAGCGACGTATTGCTTTCGATCCTACCGCATCCCGCCATCTGGCAGGTGAAGCGATCACGCGTGAAGATCGTAAGACGCAGCCGCTTCCACCGCGCCAGCTTATACCAACCGCGCCACGTCACCGTGCGCCGTTCGGCATCATATGCCTCGCGCGAAGGCAGGCGACCGATCGTCGGTGCCAGCGAACCCAGCGTTGGCTTGAGGCTCGTCAGCTTGACCATGCACATGAACCTAAACGGCGTCGGGCGGCGCAACCGAAGTCACGCCGCCCGACGAAGGTATAGATAAGGGA